TGCTAGAACAATTGCTGGTCAATCATTTGATGGTACTGCTAATATTACAATTGCTTCAACTGATTTATCAAATACATCAAACATAACTTTGAATGACGCAACACAAACTTTAACTAATAAAACTTTAGATGATGCTACTGTTACTACTGGTTTAAGTTTTGGAAACGTTATTAAAGCAAATTTTGGTGCTTCAGACCAATTACAAATTTTTACAAATAATACTCAAAGTTATGTTAAAACAGATACAAACACACTAAATTTATCAACTAATAATAAAGTTAGAATACAAAACTCAGGTGGTTTTGCTGCTTTTCAAGCTGATATTGATGGTTCTACAGACCTTTACTATAATTTAAATAAAAAGTTTGAGACCACAAATACAGGTGTAGCAATTACTGGTGATATAATATTTGAAGGTGCCACAGCAGACGACTACGAAACAACATTAACTGTTACCGATCCAACAGCAGACAGAACCATAACATTACCAGATGCAACTACTACATTGGTTGGTAGAGATACAACTGACACATTAACAAACAAAACTTTAACAAGTCCAACAATTAGTGGCCCTACAATTACAGGAGACGCTACATTTGATACAAATACTTTACATGTTGATAGTACTAATAATAGAATAGGTATTGGAACAACTTCTCCAGCAGTTGGATTAGATTTCCAAATGATAAATTCTGATGAAGGTTTTAGAGTTAGAAGACATAATGCTTCAGGTCAATATATTGAAATAAGTGAAACTGATGGTAGCAGACATGAAATTAAAGGTGTTGGTACAAAAGAATTTAGAATGGTTAATGATACAACTGACAGTGGTCAAGGTTGGCATTTCTTTAGAAACGGATCAGAAAGATTTAGAATATTAGGTGATGGATTAATTACGTTACCTAGTGGTGCAGCTACACTTGTGGGTGATACTACTACACAAACATTAACGAATAAGACAATTGACGCTTCTAGTAATACAATATCAAATATTGGAAATAGTCAATTAATATCGGGTATTGATGCTGCTAAGATTTCATCTGGATCAGTAAGTAATACTGAATTTGATTATTTAGATGGTGTTACATCAAGTATTCAAACACAATTAGATGATAAAGCATCGAAAGGATTTGCTATTGCCATGGCAATTGCATTATAAATATATAAATATATAAATATAAAAGAAAGAAAATATGGCACAAAATTTTAGAAGATACGTTGCAAGAAATGTTGGAACAACAGCATCGACAATTTTCACAGCTGATAGTTACGATACGGTTATTGGTGTGGGAGTAGCAAATACAACAGGATCACAAGTTTTTGTTGATGTATATATTAATGATGTTGATTCTTCTAATGACGTATATTTAATTAAAAATGCGCCAATACAGGCAGGATCTACTTTACAACTAATAGACGGTGGGGCAAAATATGTAGTAAAAAGTGGTGACGATTTAAAAGTCGTTTCTGATACTGCAAGCTCAGTTGACTGTTGGGTTAGTGTAGTAGATGACATTTCAACATAGGATAAAAAATGGCTTATATAGGAAATATAGAACAAAAATCTTTGGCAGATTTAAAATCTGACAGATTGCATTTTTTGACTGATGATGAAAAATTATCTGGTTTAAAAGATACTTTAGATTTAGCAGGTGGAGAAACTAAACCTCAAACAACACCTGTTGACGCTTTTGGCGTAACATTAACGGTAAATACAACAGATAATATGAATTATGGTCACTTACTAACAATTAATTTAGGAAGTGTTGCATAAAAATTAACGTAAAAAAAAGGAAGTAAAACAACTAATTATTATAAATAATATTAGTTTGTTAAAAAAGGGAGAAGTAAAACAATGCCAACAATTTTACAATTAAGAAGAGGTACTACTGCTGAAAATTCTGCCTATACAGGTTCAGTTGGTGAATTAACGGTAGATACAACTTTAAACAAAGTTATCTTACACGATGGTTCTACTGCAGGTGGTACTACTGTTGGTAACTTACAAGGAAATATTCAAATAGGTATAACAGGAGATAATGAAATTGATACGTCTTCAGGAAATCTTACAATAGATTCAGCAGGCGGTACAGTTACTATTGATGACAACTTAACAGTATCAGGTAATTTAACAGTACAAGGTACTACAACAACTGTAAACTCAACTACAATTGATGTACAAAATTCTTTAAGATTTGAAGGCGCTACAAGTGATGCCTTTGAAACAAATTTAACTGTTACTGACCCTACAGCGGACAGAACAATAACTTTACCTAACGCAACAGGTTATGTGCCTGTATTTACTTCACAACCAACAGCTGCAATTACAGACGGTTCAGCAGGACAGTTCTTAAAAACTGACGGAAGTGGTGCATTATCTTTCGCTACAGTTTCAACATACACAAATTCAGATGTAGATACACATATAAACACAAGTACAGCATCATCTGGTGAAGTACTAAGTTGGAATGGTAGTGACTATGACTGGGTGGCAGTCAGTAGTGATCTCGTTGATGACACAACACCGCAGCTGGGTGGCAATTTGGATCTCAATGGAAATCAGATCACAACATCTGCTGGTGCTTACATACGAGGTGATGATGGCTCAGGTCACGGTTTAATTTTTTATTCAAACACTGACTTTAAATTTGAAGCGGGTGGAAGTGATTTCACATTTTCCAATGGTAATGTGGTTGGTGTTAATAACCTTGCGGCAAGCACACTGAACGGGCACACCGTTCCTGGAGGTTCGGCTGGCACATTGGCATTAACATCAGATATTTCTGGTGGCGGTACTTCTTGGCAAGCGGTTAAAACATCAGCGTTTACAGCCGTTGCTGGAGAAGGATATTTTGTAAATACTACAAGTGCTGCTATTACAGTAACACTTCCAGCGTCACCATCTTTAGGTGATGAGGTAACTATCGTAGATTACGCTGGTACAGCAGATACAAACAATATTACAGTAGCTAGAAATAGTGAAAACATACAAGGTTCTGCTGCTGACTTAACAGTTTCAGTTGAAAGAGCAGCATTTACACTTGTTTACACTGATGGAACACAAGGTTGGTTATTAAAAGACAAATAAAAATTAAGGAGAAAATAAAATGGCAAAAACATATCAATACTGTGTAGCAGAAAACTGGGGAAAGGGTTTCATCGAGCCCTCTGAATCTTCTAAAATCAAGTTTGTCGGCTATCCTGGTAATGTTTGGCAAGTTCCAGCACATAACAAATATGCAAATCTTTGGATTGCTAAAGTTGCAGGTGTTGTTAAAACTAAGGATGAAGCACAAGCAATTGTTGATGTTGAAGTTACTGCTGCTCAATCTGCGTGGGACGCTTTATCTGAAGAAGAAAAAGCACAAAGTCAAAGACCTGCCGATATAACATTAGCAGAATAAATAGGAGTACAATAATGTCTACATATAAAGAAATAAAAGGAACAACAATCCAATCCTTTACATCTGATCCAGCCAACGCTATTGCAGGTCAAATTTGGTACAACACTACCTCAAATGCATTAAAAATTTCAGATGGTCCTCAATCAAAAGCCTGGGCTACAGGCGGAAATATGAATAGTGGAAAAAGACGATTAGGAGACGCAGGTACACAAACAGCCGCTTTAGCTTTTGGTTCACAAGGTAATATTGCCCAAACAGAATCTTATGACGGTACTTCTTGGACTGAAGTTAATGATTTAAATACTGGAAAAGGATATTTAGCAGGAACTGGGACACAAACAGCTGCTTTGGCTATTGGTGGCAAAATTCCATCTTTAACAGCACAAACGGAATCTTGGAATGGAACAAGTTGGACAGAAGTAAATGATTTAAATACGGCAAGAGCCTCTTTAGCAGGAGCTGGAGTTCAAACAGCTGCTTTGGCTTTTGGTGGATTTTCAGGATCTCTACCTTACGATTCTTTAACAGAGTCTTGGGATGGTACGAGTTGGACAGAAGTAAATGATTTAAATACAAATAGACTTGGTATGGCAGCTGCTGGAACAAGTAATACTGCTGTTTTAACTTTTGGAGGAACTTTACCTGGAGCAACAGGTAAAACAGAATCTTGGAATGGTACCAGTTGGACTGAAGTTAATGACTTGAATACGGCAAGAAGATATTTAGGAGGAGCTGGAACTCAAACAGCTGCTTTAGGTTTTGGTGGATATACGCCATTTTTAGCCAAAACCGAAGAATGGAATGGATCATCTTGGACAGAAATAAATGATCTGGGAACTGCAAGATATGGTCTGGGAGGCGCTGGATCTACTAATACAGCTGCTTTAGCTTTTGGTGGATTGAATAGTTCATATAGCACTAGCAATGCAACAGAAGAATTTACAGAATCAGGTGGAACCAGAACAATATCAGCAAGTTAACAACAATTATTGCTAACGTTTCTTACACCTTGCAATAATTTTTAAATAGGATAAAAATTATGGCCACATATAAAGAAATAAAAGGAACAAAGATTCAAAGTTTTTCATCGGATCCCGCTAATCCTATTGCAGGTCAAATTTGGTATAATTCTACCTCAAATGCATTAAAAATTTCAGATGGTCCTGAAATAAGTGCCTGGGCTACAGGCGGAAATGTTAACACAAGTCATAGTAGCGTTGCTAATGCTTCAGCAGGAACTCAAACCGCAGCATTAGTTTTTGGTGGATTTCCTCCATTAAAATCTGAAACAGAGTCATATAATGGATCTAGTTGGACTGAAATCAATGATTTAAACTCTGGAAGATATGCACTTTCAGGAACAGGAACTCAAACTGCAGCTTTAGCATTTACTGGATATCCATCACCATTAGGAGGTTTAACAGAATTATGGAACGGAACAAGTTGGACTGAAGTAAATGATTTAAATACTGTAAGAATATTTGGAGGTAGAGCAGGAACTCAAACAGCAGCTGTAGCTATGGGTGGAACTCCACCACCTTTTTCAGGTGGTATAGCAATAACAGAATCTTGGAATGGTACAAGTTGGACTGAAGTAAATGATTTAAACACTGGAAGAGCAGAATTTACTAGTGCAGGTGCATATAATTCAAGTATTGTAACAGGTGCAGGTGGTTGGACTACTCAAACAGGACAAACAGAATCATGGAATGGAACATCTTGGAGTGAGGTAGCAGATTTAAATGTATCTAGATTAAGTGCTGCTGGTTCTGGAACAAGTAATACCAATATGCTTATATCTCATGGAAATTCTCCCCCGACTACATCAGAACGGGTATTAACAGAATCATGGAATGGAACAACTTGGACAGTGCTTGCGACCGCTAATGCAGGTGTTACTGGAACATCAGGAGCAGGATCAAATACAGCTGCTTTAGCTATATCAGGTAATGGAAATCAACTAGGGTCAGAAGAATTTAATAATTCTGGTGGAACCAGAACAATAACAGCAAGTTAAACTATGGCCACATATAAAGAAATAAAAGGAACAACAATCCAATCCTTTACATCTGATCCATCAAATGCAATTAGTGGTCAAATTTGGTATAACACTACCTCAAATGCATTAAAAATTTCAGATGGTCCTGAAATAAGTGCCTGGGCTACGGGTGGAAATTTGAATAATGGAAAAAGACGATTAGGAACCGCAGGTACACAAACAGCTGCTTTAGGTTTTGGTTCACAAGGTTTTATTGCCTCAACAGAATCTTATAACGGTACTTCTTGGACTGAAGTCAATAATTTAAATACTGGAAGACAATCTTTAACAGGAGCTGGTGCAGACAACACATCTGCTTTAGCTTTTGGTGGAGATGTTCCAGGTACACCAGAATTTTTTGCAGGAACAGAGTCTTGGGATGGTACGAGTTGGACGGAAGTTAATGATTTAAATACAGGTAGGGTATCTTTAGGAGGATCTGGAGTTCAAACTTCAGCTTTGGCTTTTGGTGGATTTGCAGTATCTCTACCTTACTTAGCTGTAACAGAATCTTGGAATGGAACTAGTTGGACAGAAGTTAATGATTTAAATACATCTAGACTTGGTATGGGTGCTGCTGGAACAGATAATACCTCTGCTTTAGCTTTTGGTGGAACTTTACCAGGAGCAACAGGTAATACTGAAACTTGGAATGGTAGTAGTTGGACTGAAGTTAATAATTTAAATACTGCAAGAAGATATTTAGGAGGAGCAGGAACAAACACAGCTGCTTTAGGTTTTGGTGGATATACACCATTTATAGCTAAAACAGAATCTTGGAATGGAACTAGTTGGACTGAAATTAATGATTTAGGAACAGCAAGATATGGTTTAGGAGGAGCGGGTATTCAAACAGCTGCTTTAGCTTTTGGTGGATTGAATAGTTCATATGCCACTTCCACTGCAACAGAAGAATTTTCAGAAACAGGTGGAACCAGAACAATAACAGCAAGTTAAACTAAGAATAAAAACTATGCCTACATACAAAGAAATAAAAGGAACAAATGTTCAAAGTTTTTCTTCAGATCCAGACAATCCTATTGACGGTCAAATTTGGTATAACACTGGTTCAAGTGTATTAAAAGTTAAAAAACCATCACTCGCTTCTTGGGCAACTGGTGGGAATATGACCTATAGCCAATTTGCAATAGCAGGAGCTGGAACACAAACAGCAACCATAGCATTTGGTGGAAGTGGTTCTAATGTACCACCAGCAACTTATGATGGAACAAGTTGGACAGATGCACCTCTCTTAAATAGTGAAAGACAAGGTTTAGCAGGAGCTGGAACACAAACAGCAGCTTTAGCTTTTGGTGGAGAAATCACTCCTAGCACAGGAACAGCTGTAACCGAAACTTGGAATGGAACAAGTTGGACGGAAGTCAATGATTTAAACAGAAGCAGAAGAAATTTAGCAGGAGCAGGAACGCAAACAGCTGCCTTAGGTTTTGGTGGATCATTTGAGTATTTTACCGAATCTTGGAATGGTACCAGTTGGACAGAAGTAAATAATTTAAATACTGCAAGAGAACGGTTAGGAGGAGTTGGAACTCAAACAGCTGCTTTAGCTTTTGGTGGAGTACCACCATCACCAGCAACGGGTGTAACAGAATCTTGGAATGGTACAAGTTGGACAGAAGTTAATGATTTAAATACTGCAAGACGTTTTATAGCAGGAGCAGGTACACAAACAGCTGCCTTAGGTTTTGGTGGACAACCACCAACAACGGGTAAAACAGAGTCTTGGGATGGTACGAGTTGGACAGAAGTTAATGATTTAAATAATGCAAGGTATTGGATGGGAGGAACTGGCGTCAGCACTTTAGCTTTGGGTTTTGCTGGATACACTCCTGGAATACTTACAGAAGAATGGACTGCTAGTCCTGGAGTTGAAACAATAACAGCAAGTTAAACTAAATAGAACTAAATAAAGTATTATATATACCTTATAATAAATAAAGTGAAGGATTGAAAATGACTAAAGAAAACTTAAAAGCCCTAATTGAAAAAGAAGGTGAAAACCTTAATAGTCTTTTAGAAGTACAAGATTTAAAAGACTTTAAAGCGATGACTTCCGAGTTAAGAGATACTTGGACTAAAAAACAAATGTTTCGTACAGAAACAGAAGCAAGATTTTCTGTACTACAAGACAATAGATACCCTACCAAAGCAGCCAAATACTGGCAGTGTGTAAGAGAACAATCTAGTTATCTGGATAATCTTATGACACTATCATTTGAGTATAGAAGAAATCAGGCCAAAATCAAATGGTTAGAAAAGAAAATTACTGAAGAAACAGATGATTATAAACTAACCAAATATGAAATTGATTTAGACGAAAAACGTTATGTAAAAGCATCTATGGAAAAACAAGCGTACCATAGAATGAGAGAAATTAAAATGTGGTCTAAATTGAAAAAAGAATTTAACGATGGTTCTTTTGATGACAAAGATGTCAACCAACACCAGTTAGAGTCTTACGGTAGACAGTATGCTGAAAAAGCAAAACAACTAACTGAACATTCATCTGATACAGATAAATTCAACGTATTAGGACAACTACAGTCATTACAAAGAATTAAAAAATCTGGTGAGTTATTAAGTTCTTACGAAAAAAAAGAACAATTGTCTAAACCTGAAGAGTCAAATTCTTAAATAGTTGTTTTTAGTCTTTAGTTTTCTTATAAATATGTAAGAGAACTAAAGGTATTTTATGGCAACACCATCAAGCAGAGAACAATTAAAACAATACGCTTTAAGAGCACTCGGAAAACCAGTCATTGAAATTAACGTAGATGACGACCAACTAGAAGATAGAATAGATGAAGCATTACAATACTATGCTCAATATCACTATGATGGTATTCGTAGAACCTATCTAAAATATCAATACACCGAAGCTGATAAAGCTAGAATTACAGGTAACTCGTCTGAGTCTGCTACTAAAAATTCTGTTACAACTACTTGGAGTGAAGGTAACAATTATATTATTGTACCTGAAAGTGTTTTTTCAGTTATCAACATTTTCCCTTTTTCAGATAAAGGTAATTTAAACTTATTTGACGTAAGATATCAATTACGATTAAATGATCTTTACGATTTTTCTTCAACATCAATTATTAATTATGATATAGTGTTAAGACACTTAGATTTTTTAGATCACATATTAGTAGGGGAAAAACCATTTAGATTTGTACAAAATGATAATCGTTTGTACATAGATATGGACTGGACAAATGATTTACAAGTAGGTGAATATCTAGTCATTGAAGCATATCGTAAATTAGATCCTGAAACGTTTACAGATATTTACAATGATATGATTTTAAAAAGATATGTAACGGCTTTGTTTAAGAAAAATTGGGGTGCCAATCTTAGTAAGTTTAATGGAGTTGCAATGTTAGGTGGAGTTACTTTAAACGGTCAACAAATTTATTCAGAAGCAATACAAGAGATTGAAAAAATAGAAAACGAAATTAGAAACTCGTTTGAAATGTCACAACCACTTATGATAGGATAATGATATGGCAGTTAATCATTATTTCCAAGGTGGTAACGGTATCGGAAATACCAGTGAAAAAAGATTATACGAAGATTTAATTATAGAAGGCCTAAAAATATACGGCAAAGACGTTTATTACTTACCACGAACATTAGTTAATAGAGATTTAATACTTGGTGAAGACTCGCTAAGTAAATTTGATGATTCATATTTAATTGAAATGTATATGGAAACCACCGAAGGATTTGCTGGTGACCAAGAAATTATTAATAAGTTTGGTTTAGAAATTAGAGAAGATACAACCTTTATGGTTGCTAAGAGAAGATGGCAAGATGCTGTTGATAGTCAACATACTTTAATTGTTGATGGTCGACCTAACGAAGGTGATATTATCTATATGCCATTGATGAATAGTTTTTTTGAAATACAGTTTGTTGAAGACCAAGAGCCATTCTTTCAGTTAGGTAACTTACCAGTTTACAAATTAAGAGTAACACGTTGGGAATACAGTTCAGAAAAAATTCAAGGCACTATACCTCAAATTGGTGAAGCGGAAGATAACTATTCACTAGATCAATTAGCACATCAAGTTACATTAGAAGCGGAAACAGGTTCTATTGTATTAGAAAACGATAGTGCTAGTGGTGAAGTTAATTATATGTTATTAGAAACGTACAATATACAAACACAGGCAAATACCTATGCCGACAATTTGGATTTAGATACGGAAGCAGGTTTTGATACCGCAAGTGCTGCTGATGATATACTTGACTTTAGCGAATCAAATCCATTTGGAGATGCAGGACCACTATAATGTTTGGTAATTATTTTTACAACGAGAGTATGAGAAGAATGACAATTGCCTTTGGACAATTGTTTAATAATATTCAAATCAAAAGAAAAGACTCTAACGATACAGTTATACAATCTATTAAAGTTCCTTTGGCTTATGCTCCAAAAGAAAAGTTTTTAGTACGATTAGATCAACAACCCTCTTTAGATGAAAGAGAATTTGCAATTACTTTACCTCGTATGTCTTTTGAAATTACTTCAATTGCTTATGACCCAAGCAGAAAATTAAATCGTATTCAAAAATTTAAAAGAGTAAAGACAACTGCTGATGGTAAGATATTAGATTATAACTATATGCCAGTACCTTATAACATATCATATAGTTTAAACATATTTACAGCAACAGCAGAAAGTGGCCTACAAATTGTAGAACAGATATTACCTTTCTTTCAACCAGATTATACTGTTACTGTTAATGCCATACCTAGTTTAAATATAAAAAGAGATGTGCCAATTGTTTTAAATAGTGTTACTTATGAAGATAGTTATAATGGTAGTTTTACACAACGTAGAGCTGTTATATACACACTTACATTTACTGCTAAAACTTATCTATTTGGACCAGCACAAACTCAAAAGGTTATCAAAGAGGTACAATCAGATATACATACTAATCCAACAACAGCTGGTACAGGAAGTGAAAGTAGAGAAGTAAGAATAGTAATAACACCTAATCCTACTTCAGCTGATGCTGATGATGATTTTGGATTTACAACAACAATAACAGATTTTACAGATAGTAAAAACTTTAATCCAACAACAGGTGAAGATGAATAATTATGAGTAAATTAGAAGAAAAAGTAAATGAAATTTTAGGTATAGAAAAAACAGAACCTAAACAAACTAAAGAGTTTAAGCCTTTAGTACCACGTAGAGAAGATAAAGAATCTCCAGATGTTGATAATGATTACAAATATAGTAGAGAAAACTATTATAATTTAATTGAAAGAGGACAAGAAGCTATAGATGGTATACTTGATGTTGCTAGAGAAGGCCAACACCCAAGAGCTTATGAGGTTGCTGGTGCTTTAATTAAAAATGTTGCTGATACTGTAGATAAACTACAAGACTTACAAAAGAAACTTAAAGACTTAAAAGAATTACCTAAAACAGCAAGTGCTAATATAAAAAACGCATTGTTTATAGGATCAACCGCTGAATTACAGAAAATGTTAAAAAATGAAAATATTAAAAGCAAAACGATCACACCCGAAAAAGACGATACTGAAGATAAGTGATTTAGTTTATAATAAACATTACGAAAAATATAAAACTAAATTAGATCAAGGTGTTGATGTGATAACTGATATAATGGAAAATCCTATCGAGGTTATAAAACATAAAATAATATCAACTCCTAGATTTGGTGCTTTAGGTGTAAGATATAAAGAAAAAGAATTTAGTGTGTATAAAGGAAGTCAAAG